CACGCGCCGTCCGGCGCCGTGGCCCTTTGTCATGCAAGCACAGGAGTAAGACATGGCCATCATTCCGCATCACGGCGTGCGCGTTTTCCAGTCCGGCGCCGACCCGGTCATCGTAGATTTCGTCGACACCTCGGTCATCGGCCTTCTGATGGCCGTCGCCCCCACGGACCTGCCGGCGAGTGCATCGACGGACAGCCCGATCCTGATCCAGACGCCATCGGACGCCGAGGGCTACCCGGACGCGGTCCGGGACGAGCTCGACACCATCTTCGACCAGGGCAGCACGCGCATCGTGCTGGTGCTGGTCGACGAGGGCGCCGACCCCGCCGAGGCGCAGACCGCGGCCATCGGGGACGCCACCGCCAAGACCGGCATCCATGCCTTCCGGAAGGCGACCGCTGAGGGGCTGCCCAAGCCCAAGCTTCTGGTGGCGCCGGGCCTGTCGGCCGCGACCGCCGATGACGGGATCGCCTCCGTCAGCGTTGACACGCCCGGCTCGGGCTACAGCGACGACGTGAGCGCGACGATCTCGACCTCGACGGGCAGCAATGCCGAGCTGGAAGTCACGGTCGAGGGCGGCGAGGTGACGACGATCGGCGTGGTCCGGCCGGGCTATGGCTACGACGGCGCGGACACGATCACCATTACCGACAACGGCGGCTCGGGCTCGGGCGCGGCCGCGTCGTTGACCGTGGGCGAGGTCATGAACCCCGTCGCGGCCGAGGCGATGGGCATCTGCGAGAAGCTGCGCGCGCAGTTCTACGCGGACGGGCCGGACACGACCGACGCCGATGCGCTGTCCACGGCGCAGCTCTTCGGGTCCAAGCATATCTGCCTCTGCGACCCGAAGGTGCTGAAGTTCATCGACGGCGCGACCGTGCCGGTGACCAGCGCCACGGCGTTCGCCGCGCAGCAGGCGGCGATGGATCGTCGCTTCGGGCCGCACTGGCCCGCGTCTAACCAGCTGATCAACGGCATCGTCGGCGTCAGCCGGTCGGTCGAGTACGGCATCGAGGCCACGACGCTGAACGAGGCCGGGATCAACACGATCATCAACCGCGGGGACGGCTTCCGCACCTGGGGGCCGATGACCACGGCCAGCGACACGGTCTGGCAGTTCGTCTCGGTCAAGCGGGTCGCGGACCTGGTCAACGAGTCGATCGAGAACGCGTTCGTGCGGTTCAATGATCGCCCGCAGACGCGCCAGAACCTCGACCTGATGGTCATGGCGGGAAAAAAGGCGCTGCAGCGGCTTGAGGGCGAAGGCATTCTGCTGCCCGGTTCGGAGTTCTTCCTGTCGAACAGCCTGACGCCCTCCGACGGGGCCGAGGGGATCGTGAAGTTCGCCATGCGCTACGAGCCGCCGGCGCCGATCTACGACGTGCGGATCAAGGCGTACCGGAACATCCAGATCGCCTACGACCTGCTCTACAACTCGGTGACCGGCCAGGTCGACACGGGTTCGCTGTAATTCCGCAATAAGGAGACATGAAATGGCAAATCTTCCAGCCTACATCCTCAAGGACACGACCCTCGTGGCGGCCGACGGCAACCGCATCGGGCAGGCGATGGAAATCACCATCCCGGTCATGGAAAAGACGACCGAGGAGTTCCGCAACGCCGGCATGATCAAGCCGCGCGAGGTCACCATGGGCCACGAGGTGACGACCTGCACGCTCAAGGAGACGGCGTTCGACCCCGACATGCTCCATCTCTACGGCCTTGCGCCGGGCGACACGCATCCGATCATCGCGCTGGGCTATCTCGAGAGCGAGGACGGGCGGGAGCACGAGGCCCGCTTCGAGATGGAGGCGGAGGTCAAGAAGATCGACGCCGGCGCCTGGTCGCCCGCGAGCAAAGCCGAGACCGAGTTCGAGGTGACGGTGCATTCCGGCGCGCTGTTCATCGACGATCAGGAGATCCTCGCCTTCGACGACTTCTCTTACCGCGTGAACGGCCAGGTGCAGCATCCGGGCCGCGCCGACGCCCTGCGGATGAGGTGACCGGATGGCGGATGCGAAGCCGAAGACGCTGACCTTCACGCCGGAGGAGCCGATCGCGGTCGGCAACGCGGTGCACGAGACGCTCACCTTCGAGCGCCTCCGGGTCCGCCACATGGTGGCCATGGACAAGGTGGAGGGCAACATGCGCAAGACGGTGGCGATGTTCGCCGCCATGGCCGATGTCCCCATGCCGGTGATCGACGAGCTCGAACTGGACGACTTCGAGCGTCTGAGCGAGGAGCTAATGCCGCTGATGGGAAAGTCGGGGCGCTCGGTGGTGGAAGCGCGGGAGCAGACGGGCGACGACGACGCGGCGCCCGTGCACTAGACGAAGGGCGGGGTATCGAGCGGATGGTGGCCGAGGTCGCGCGATACCTGCACCAGTCCATCGACGAGGTGGAGGAATGGGTGCCGGAGCGCCTGTTCGGCTACCACAAGCAGATCGACCCGATCCTCAAGGCCGAGCACCCCCAAGACAGCTGAGGTGGCCTCATGGCGACGCTCGAATCCAAGCTGATCCTGTCCCTCGTGGACAGGGTCACCGCTCCGGCGCGCAAAGTTGAGCAGCGCATGCGGGGTCTGAACGACAGGATCGAGAAGAACAACCGGCAGGTCGCGGCGGCAGGCGGCAACCTCGCCCGGGCCGGCGCGGCCGCCGTCGGCTTCGGGGCGGCGCTTTCGGCTCCGGCCCGGGCGGCCGGGAATTTCGAGGCGGCCATGGCCGACGTCCGAAAGGTGGTCGACTTCCCGACCCCCGAGTCGTTCCAGAAAATGCGGTCGGACCTGCTGAATCTATCGAAGACAGTGCCGATGTCGGTCGAGGGGCTGGCCGCGATCGCGGCGAGCGCCGGTCAGGCCGGGATCGCCCGCGAGGACATCGCCGCATTCACGGAGTCGGCGGCCAAGATCGGCACCGCGTTCGACATCGGCGCGTCTGAGGCCGGTAACGCCATGAAGGCGCTGATGACCGGCCTCGGCCACGACGTCGAAGGCGTCACGCTGCTGTTCGACAAGATGAACGAGCTGTCGAACAGCCAGGCCGCGACGGCTGCGGACATCACCAACGTCGTCACGCGGGTCGGATCGACAGCCCAAGGATTCGGGTTCGCGGCCGAGGAGACGGCGGCGTTCGCGTCTGCCATGCTGGCGGCCGGCGGCAAGGCGGAAACGTCGGCCACGTCGATCCGCAACATGGGCAAGGCGCTCACGCTGGGCGAAAGCGCTTCGGGCCGTCAGAAGGCGGCGCTGCAATCGCTGGGCCTCGAGGCAACCGAGGTCGCCAGGCGGATGCAGGACGATGCCGTAGGCACCACGATGGACGTGCTCCAGCGGATCAACGAGCTGCCCGCGGAATTGCAGTCGGCCGCGCAGTTCGACCTGTTCGGCGCCGAGGCGCGCGAGTTGTCCAAGGTGCGCCAGAACCTCGACCTCGTGCGCGAGGGGCTTCGGCTGACCGGCGACGACGCGGCGGCGGCCGGCAGCTCCCAGCGGGAGTTCGAGGTGCGCGCCGACACGCTCAACGCCAAGGCGCAGCTGTTGCAAAACAGCTTCGAGCGGCTCAACATCGCCATCGGCGGCACCCTCATGAAGACGCTGAAAGCCGCGACGGAGCGGATCGGGCGTATTGCCGATTCCGTCGCGCGCTGGGCCGAGGAAAACCCCAAGCTGGCCTCCGGGCTGATCAAGGCCGCAGGCGGGCTGGTCGCCTTCAACCTCGCCTTCGCGGGCATGAAGTTCGCGCGCCTGCTGCTGGTCGGCGGCGTGCTGCGGACCTTCGCCGGCGGGCTGCGCGCGGTCAACGCCGCGTCCCAGTTCGTGCGCAATAGCGCCGGCGCATCCCTCGCGCTCGACGCGGCGCTGGCGAAGATGGAGGGCCGCAAGCCCGGCAAGATCCGCAAGGTCGGCGTGGCGCTCAAGGCGGTCGCGGGCGCGACCGGGCTCGGCAAGGTGGCCACGGGGATCAGCGCGGTTGTCGGCGCCATCGGGGTGATCAGCGCGCCGGCGTGGCTGGCCGCCGCTGTCGCGATCGGCGCGGTCGGGGCCGCCTGGAAATACTGGGACCGAATCTCTTCGATCCTGAAGGGGGTCGGCACGCGCATCCGCGAGGAGATCGACCCCATCATCGAAGATGTGCGCGGCAAGCTCGAGAATTTGAAAGGCACGATGCGCACCAAGGTCGGCGAAATTGCCGAGGCGATGGGCGCGGACGGCGAGGCTGCCATGGACGCCTTCAGCGCCGTGTTCACGTTCGAGCACATCAAGGAGAAGTGGCGGAAGTTCGTCGATTGGTTGAGCGGCCTTTTCACGCGCGAGACGCTGACCGATGAGGAAAAGGCGGAATTCGAGGCATCCGGCTACGATTTCGCCGACCGGTTCATCAACGCCGTCAAGGAGCGGACCCAGCGGCTGATCGACTGGTTCGCGGCGCTGCCCGGCCGCCTCATCGACGCGCTGGGCACGATCAGCCTCGGCGACGTCATCGAGTGGCCGGAGCCGCCGAAATGGCTACGGTGGCTGATGGGCGAGGAAGAGGCGGCGGCACCGCCGGCGCCCCCGCCGACGATGGCCGTGTCAGTGTCGTTCTGGTTGCCCAGCGCGGCGCCACCAATGGCACCGAGC